CGGATTGTGAAGTGGGCACAAGGGTTGGGCTGCGAGCCACCTTCAGATCATCCCGGGCTGCCGTCTTGCGGACAGTCGTGTCGGTCCGGTTGTGGCCGAGAGTGGACTATCTGAACAGCATTGAGTCAGGAAGGTGTCGCCTCCTTGCGACGCACCTTGACGCGCTCGTCGGCCTGCACGACGACGCGGGCCCGCTGGCCGTTCTTCTCCCTCAGGGTGAAGCGCACCTCGCCGATGCCCTGGTCGGGGCGCAGGCGAAGCTGCTCGTCCTCGTTGAGCTCGAGCGACAGCGACTCGCCCACCTTGAGGTCGACGACCACGGTCCCGCGTGTCTTGGCCTGCATGGTCAGCGACGAGCCCCCTGCTGCACGGTGGAGCGGAAGAGCTGCTCGCGCTGCTGCTTCGGCAGGGCCGCGAGCGCTTCCTCGGCGGCGTCGGGGTCCTCCGATGCGCTGAGGTTGCTCAGGAAGTCGTTGCCGACCGGCGTGTGCCCCGCGTTGGGCAGACCGTGGAGCGTCTGCGGGATCTGCGGCTTCGGTGCCGGAGCGGGTGCGGCCGGCGTGGGCGCGGCAGCCGGGCCAGGCGCGGGCGCTGCCGGCTTCGGTGCGGCGGCGGCGGCCTTGATCCCGCGCACCGCGCAGAGCGCGTCGTGCGCCATCTGCGCCTGCTCGGCGAACGTCTTGCCTTCGTTCTCCGGGTCGGCTTCGATCGCGCGCCGCATCGCGTCGAACGCCTTCGCGTTCTTCGCGTCGGAGTAGTCGATCTGGCCGGCGGCCTGCGAGGCTGCCACGATCGACCGCAGCGTGGCGCTTTGTTCGCGCAGCGTGTTCTGCCGGTTGATGTTCTCGATCGTGCGTGCCTCGGTCTCCTGCGCGATCAGCGTGTCGCGCTGGTCCTGCAGCTTGTCCAGCTCGGCCGAGCGCTCTTCGTCGGTCAGGGCACCGTCCGACCAGCGCTTGTCGATGTCGGCGCGCTGCTCGTTGAGCTTCTGCTTCTCGGCCTTGAAATCGACCTGCGGGACGTCGTACTGCTGCACCGGAGCGGGCTTGTCGCCTTCGGCCACCTCGGCGAGCGCTTCGGCGTCGAGCGGCTTGTCGCCCTCGCCTTCGGGCTTCGCCTCGCCTTCGGGCTTCGCCTCGGCGGCGGGCTTGTCGCCCTCGCCTTCCTCGGCAGCGGCAGCGGCCGCGCCCTCGGCGGGCTTGTCGTCGGTCTTGCCTTCGAGCGCGGCGCGCTCGTCGGGCAGCAGGTCGTCTTTGTCGTCTACTCCGGCGGTGATCATCAGGTCTCTCCTTCGTGGTGGTGGGGTCAGCCGGGCGTCTTGCCGGCCGCGAGCGTCTTCATGGCCTGGGCCTCGGCGGTCATCTCGGCCTGCTTGCTCTTGGCGAGCGTCTGCGCGGCCTTGAGCCGTGCCGGATCGCGCTTGATCGCCGCTGCTTCGACCAGCGTGCGCAGGTCGGACTCGGTGCGCCAACGCTTCTCGTCGACGCTCATTGATGTGGCCTTGGCCATGGCGGTGCTCCTGTGGTGGTGGGTCAGACCGGTCGGTGCTCGGCCCGGCGCGGGGTCTCGGCCTGGGCGAACCCGGCCTCTTCGAGCCACACGATGCGCATGTTCCGGCCGTCGGCGCCCTTGAAGTGGTGGATGCAGTGGTGCGGCACGCTCACCTCCACCGCGGCGGCAGCGTCGACCTCGGGCAACCCGCGGGCCTGCTCGAGCCGATTGAAGATCACGAGGCTCGTGTCCGAGGGCTCGTACACGCGCGGGAAGTCCGGCACGTTCGGGTCGCGGACATCGGGCTCGTCGACGAACAGCAGGCAGTAGTAGCCGCTGGGCAAGCCCGTGTCGTCCACGTTGTAGCAGGGCACGCTCGACGCGCCGTTGTCGAGGTTCACGCAACCTCCCTTGCCGGTGCCCCACACGTGCGTGATGGCGGCGAGCTTGCCGTTCGGAGCGTCGGCGTCGCCGGCGGGGCGATGCGGGAAGAACAGCACCTTGCGGCCCACCTCGGGCACCAGGCGCGCGACCTCGGCGATGTCGCGCGCGAGGTCCGGGTGAATGTCGATCGTCGAGGTTGCCTCGCTGGGCAAGTACGCATCGCCGCTCTGCGCGGGCTGCTCGGTGGTCTGGTCTTCCATGGTTCTCCTGGCGGTGGTGGGGGTGGTCAGTCGGTGATGTAGAGCGCGGCGATGCCGGTCGCCGTGGTGCTGGTTGAGAGCACCTTCGTGACCGCGAGCTTGGTCGTGCCCGCCGGCAGCGGCAGGATCGCCGTCGAGCCGTTCGGGAACTGCACGTTCACGTTGCCGGCGACGCTGACGGACAGCGCGTGCGTCTCCTCGATCGCGGTGCCGTCGTTCGGCGTGACAGCGGCTCCGCGTCGGTACGGCGCGTTCGGGTCGAGGCGTTTGAAAATTGAACCCATGCAGGGTCTCCTGTGTAGTGGCTGATCAGTAGGCGAACGCGACGTGCCACATCGCGTACAGCAAGATGAGAAGGATCACTGCGGCGCTCCTTGGTTGATGGCGCCATCCGGCGCCGGGGTGGGCGGCACGCCATCGGGCGCCGGGGTCCCGATGCCGCGCATCGCGCCGTCGGCCTGCTGGGCGTCGGGGATCGGTGCGCCGGCGGCGCCTGGCGCGGGCTGCGCGGGCTGCGCGGGCGCTGTGTTGGGCACCACGGCACCCGTGCCCTGCCCGCTCTGATCGACGAAGCCCACGCTCTCGAGCAGTTGATCGGCCACGACCATCGCGCCCGGAACCTGCATCGCGATCTGCGCGGCCTGCGCGCTCATGTAGATCGTTTCGAGCTGCTTGGCCATCTTCTCGGCGTCGAGCTTCTCGCCCTTGGCCTCGGCCTCCTTCACCTGGGCGCGCAGCATCGCAATCTCGGCGTTGAACTGCATCTGCGCGAGCGCGGCCTGCTTCTGCTTTTGCGCCTGCTGCTCGGGCGTGTCGCCTTGGTCGGGGTCGCTCTGCCCCGTGGCCTGCCGGATGCGCTGCAGGATGAGGTTCTTGTTCGGCAGGTCGCTCCACTCGAACACGAGGTCGATGATGGCCGCGACGATGTTCGGCGCCACCGGGGCGAGCTGGCCGAGCATCTCCATCGCGCTCTCGAACGCGGCCTCGGCGAGCGCTTGGCGCCATGGCTGCTCGCCGATGACGAACTGAGCGCGGCAGCGGGTCACGTCGTTCAGCTTGCGGCCCGGGTTCGCCGGGTCGGGCGCGTTGATCGTGAAGTAGTCGAGCTTGAAGCGCTCGCCTGTCACCGAGAACGTCTTCTCCTCGGTGTAGAACTGCTCGATCAGGCTGAGGGTGAGCTCGCCTTCGATCTGATGCGCTTCGAACTGGCTGTCGAAGATTTCGGCCGTGATGGTCGACGCGGCTTCCTGCTTGGCGATGATGCCCTTGGCGGCGACGACGTTGGACTGCGCGCCGCGGGTCTCCATCGGCACAAGCAGGCGGATCGACTGGCGGTTGGCCTCGGCGAGCTGCAACTGAGCGGCCGCGTCGCTCTTGCGCTCGACGGCTTGCACGCGGTTGCCCGATAGCGCGCCGTCGGAGTAGACCGAGATGCCGTCCGGCGAGTTCTCTTCCTCGCGCAGGTCGTCGAGGTCCATCACCTCGGGGTCGTAGGCGCTCTTCTCGATGCGCAGTTGGCGAGACGATGCCTCGAACAGCGCCTTGCTCATGCGCTTGTTCAGGTCGTCCTGCGGGCCGCGGAAAGCGCGGATCACGCCGTAGGGCAGGCCGTCCCTCTTGCGGCGGTAGCACCAGACCGGGATAAACGGGAAGCGGTTGTGTCGGTACGGGCTCTCGGCTTCGAGGATCATGCCCAGCCGCGTCATGATCGACACGTGCATGCGCATCTTCACGCGCGGGGCTGCACCCTCGCGCGTGGTCTCCTTCGTCGGCCGGTAGTCCCAGCACTCGATAAGCAGCACGCGCTTGCGCGGGTTGAACATCCAGCCGTTCTCGTCGAACTGGATGTACTTCGCGGGCATGTTGGCTCGCCCGAGCAGGCCCATGGATGGGAAGATGCCGCCCCAGCCGTACCCGCCCGAGCTGTCGTCGATACCGGCGTTGGACGCGCGCTCGAGGTCCTCTTCCTTGCCCGGGAAGTAGGCCTTCGCGACGTCGAGGTCAATCTCCTTGAAGCGGAACTCGTAGCGCCACTTGTCGGGGTTGCGCTCGCCGCTGATGGAGTCGTGCAGCATGCAGCGCCACGATTCGGCGCCCAAGTAGATCGGCTCCTTCTCAGGGTCGTTGTCGATGCCCAGTTCCAGCCAGCCCATGCCGGCCTTGATCTGATCGTCGGCTGCCTGGCTGCGCGAGAACGGCGCGCGGTTGACGTCGTTCAGGTACTTGAGCAGGTTGGTCTTGGTTTCCGCGTCGCTGGTGGCCTCGGGCGCCTTGTTCGTGCGGGCGAGCACCTTGAAGTCGCGGCGCATGCGGCGCTCGGTGCCCAGGAGGAAGTCCACCATGGGCTTCACCTCGTTGTGCACCACGGGGTTCTGCCCTCGCGCGCGCACGGCCCGCGCCTCTTCCTCGGTCCACTGCAGCGAGTCGTAGTAGTCCTCGTCCAGGGCCATCTGGTAGCGGTTGGCCTCCTGGCGGTTCCATTCCATGTTGAACCAGCCTCGCCGCTCTTCGAAACGCTTGATCTGCTCGGCATCCGTGTCGACGACGCCCACCGTGCCGGCGGTCGGCTCCTTGAGCTTCTTGTTGCGCGCCATCAGATGAGGCCCTCCCTGAGCGTCTTTCCGTTCTCGTGCTTCGTGGTGACTTCGAGCAGCGGCTCGGCGATTTCGGCGCGGCGCACGGCGATCGGCGCCGGCGGGCAGCGGATGAGGTCAGGCGTGTGGCGGAGCACGACGTCGACCAGCCGATAGCACTCGATGTCGAGCTGCGCGCGGCCCAGGACCGGCAGAGCCTTCCAGCATTCGAGGAAGCACTGCGGCGTCGGGTTGCCGCTCGGGTCGGCATACTTGGCGATGCTCGACAGGCAGATGGCGAAGCAGCCGGCACCGCGCCCGCCGATCTTGGGCCAGATGCACATGACGGGCTCGGTGTCGCGGCCGTCGACGTCCCACTCGATCGACACACAGTAGTCGCCGGTGGTGAACTGCGCGTGCGCGTTGTCACCGACCTTGATGAGTTCGTGGCCGGTGGGGCTGAGGATGAGGGCGTTGCGGTTCATGCGGCCGAGTGCGGCTTCTTGGGCTTGGGCAGGGCGTGCTGCAGGTTGGGCGACACGATCCCGTACATATCCTTCGCGTCGCCGACGATGCGGCGCAGGAGGCGGTTCGCGTCGTGCTCTTCGTAGGTGGAGTGCCGACCCATGTGGCACCACGTCAGCGACATGCTGAACAGCAGGCGCAGCGTGGAGTCGGGCCAGCGCACCTGATCCGGGTCGATGAGCAGCGCTCGCGCCTGGGCCAGGATGTCGTCCTCGGTGCGTGGCTCTTGCGGGTCTTCCATGGATGGCTCCTATGAGGTCTTCCAGTTGCGCTCGCGGCGTCGCGGGCGCTCGTAGTCGTCATCGGCGTCGCGCGTCGCCGGCTCGTGGTAGCCCTGCGCGAACTGGCGCCAGGCGTCCGCGCCGTGGCTCGCCCAGTTGTGCAGCGGCTCGCGCGACCACACGCCGAGCTTGTCGTCCCACTCGTACTGGTAGCCGTCCAGGCACTTGATGCCCTTGCCGGCGCCCATGTCCTCGCCCTCGTCCTCGTTGGGCGTCTTGTCGTAGAACCAGTGGTTGCCGCCGAGCGCCTTGCGGGTGATTTCGATGCCCTGGTCGATGGTGGCCACGCGCGGCACGACCACGATGGAGCCGTTGCCGTTGCGCCCCATGCCCAGGCCTTCGAGGATGCGGCGCTTCGTCGTGATGACCTCTCCGAGGATTTCGGCGTCGGCGTCGTGCGGCAGGTAGTGCTTGCCCCAGCGGTAGCCGTGGCGCTGCCGGTGCGCCTCGCAGACGGTGAGCCACCAGTGGCGCAGGTCCTTCCCGCTGCCCTCGGTGTAGTAGAACCAGCGGTGTTGCAGGCCGATCTGCTGGTGAAACCAGATGGCGTTCGAGTCGCGCAGCCCGAAGTCCCAGAAGGTGTCGACCGCGAAGCTCGGATCCAGCGGCAGCGCCGGCAGCATGCGCCCCTGCTCGCGCAGGCGCGTCATCTGGTCGCCGTAGACCGCGCCCTCGACCGCCTGCTCGAACGCTTCCTTGGGCGTCGCAGGGTATTCCTGCTTCATCTTCTTGCCCAAGGTCTCGCGCATCTGGCGTACCACGCGCGCTGGTTGCGATCAAGCTTGATGCGCAGCTCGGCCTCGAGCTTGGCGAAGTACCGGGTGAGTTCGGCGGGGATTTCGACGAGCGCGGTGTCGGCGTCGCTCAGGCGGTACTCGGCGGCCTCGTACCAGGGGAAGAAGTGCAGGCGCCAGTCCAGGCGGGTTTCGGGCTTGCCGGACTCGCGGCGCTTCATCGCCGGCTCACACAGCTCGTAGAACAGGCCGAAGGCGCCCTCGGCGGTGCTCTCCACGACCGTGATGCCCTGCTCGGCCGCCGGGAACGACCCGGTCTTGATTTCCTCGGCCCGCTGCGGGAACTTGAGGCCGATCTTGCCCAGCTCGGACACGTGCAGCAGGTTCACCGTGCCGCCGCGCGCGCTCACGCCGATGCTGACCTTCGATGGGTTGCCCTTGCCGCTCTCGTCCTCGTGCGCGAACTCGATCCCCTCGCCCTTGGCCTTGGCCGCGATCGGGATCGCCTGCTTGAGCGCGTCGGGAAGGTGGTCGTAGGCGAATTCCAGCTTGGCGAACAGCTTCTTGGAGTTGGGCAGGGTGTCGGCGATGGTGACGCCGGTGAAGTTCGCCACGAACAGCGATTGGTCGAGCTGCAGAACCTGCAGCAGCGTCGAGAACCCCAATTGGCGCGCTTTCAACACCAAATTCAGGTTCCACAGGTTGCGCACGAGCGACCGCTGCTGGCCGTTCATGTGGAACGGGATCGACTTGCCGTGCTTGTCGACGATGAAGTAGAGGTTATCCAGCCTCCACTCGAGGTCATCCAGGCGCGCGTCCTCGCCAAGCGCGGCCCGGAGCGCGGCTGCAATGTCGATGGCGACGTCTTCGGCGCTCACGCGCCACCCTTCGGCCGGTCAGCCGGCGCCACGGGCTTGAGCTTCGCCGCTCCGCTGCCGTGGAGCTGCCCGATGAACTGCCCCAGCGCGTCGGCCAGGGAGGCGCCCTTCTGGCGGTTGTCCCGGTCGTATTCGCCCAGGTGTTTGAACAGGCGCTCGACCGCCGGGTTCTTGTCGGCGACCTTCCACTTCTTGACGTGGCCGACCAGCACCTTCCCGCCCTCGCCGTCGCTCTCGTACTGCTCAAGCACCTCCAAGCCGGCGATGCACGCGGCCGTGTCGTCGTCCAGCTCGTGCAGCTCCTTCGGGCGGCCGTCCGGGTGGTACAGCCTGCGGGCGTCGTAGAACGCCAGGCGCGCGGCTTCGAGCAGCACGCGCTCACGGGTGATGGACAGGTGGCTGAGGGTTTGCGCGCGGCCGGCGGCGATCGCCTGCTGAACTTCAACTTTTCCCAACAGGCGGGAGGCGAGCGTGGCGGCCGATTCCGGGGTCACGTTCGGGCAGACACGCAGGTACGCGCGGGTGCCGTTGAGGTCGATCAGGTACTCAGCGACGAAGCGCGCCTCGATTTCCTTGACTGGGGTGGCGGTTACCGGAGTCGAACCGGAGGTCTCGGGGCGCTCCCCGCGCGCTGCCGTTGCGCTATGCCGCCTTGTGGTGGACTTCTTGGCTGGTGCCCTCTTCGCTGGCGCGCGCTTGGCCGCGGGCTTCTTGCCGGCGGCGGTCTTCTTCGGAGGTGGCTTGCGCGTACTCACAGCAGGCAGCCCTCGTGCAACTGGCGCTTGGCCGCGACATAAGCGGCGTGCGCCTGCAGCGCCGTTTCGTGAGTCCCGAGGTGCTTCTTCCGGCGCGTGCCTGGGATCTGGATGCACGAGCGGAACTTGCCGTTCTTCTCCAAGTACACGCCGAGCAGGCCCACCTTGTTGTTCGCGTGCGCCTGCTGCTGGTTCTGCATGTTGACGTCCCTGCTGACGTCGCGCAGGTTGTCCCACTGGTTGTTCGTGCGCACCGTGTCGCGGTGGTCCACGGTGCCGGTCGGCCATCGCCCGGTCATGTAGAGCCACGCGAGTCGGTGCGCGGCGTGGTGATGGTCACCAAGGCTGATCGAGATGTAGCCCTTGTCGTTGATGTGGCCCACGACGTCGCCCGCCTTGCTCATCCGGTTGCGGGAGTCCACCTTCCTCGCAAAGATGCCGGTCTCCGGGTCGTAGTGCAGTGCCGCGACAAGGGCGGCATGGGTCAGGCTCATGGGACGTCGGGCTTCCTGTTCGGCGTCACCACCACTTGTCGAGGGCCCGACGCCATCGTGCGGAGTGAGACCCCGCCGCGTGCACGTCCTGCGCTCGGCCGTGGGGTGACCGAGGAAATGTCCCCCGGGTTTCTCGGAAGTCAATGCGGTCAGAAACGACAACGCCATCCGAAGGTGGCGCTGTGTGAGACGCTCCTGCGCGAAGCTACCCGCGCTGCTGTCACTCTCTGCCCTCGCGGACGTCGCTTCTACGCGAGTTGTGCGGTGGTGCTGACCAAGGCGCTGGCCTACGTACGCGAGCGCCGCGCGGGCCTGGAGGTGTTCCTGGGCGATCCCGACGTGCCGATGGACACGAACCATCTCGAGCGAGCTCTGCGTGCGATTCCGATGGGAAGACGCAACTGGCTGTTCTGCTGGACCGAGGTCGGCGCCGAACACGCGGGCATCGTGCAGAGCCTAATCGCAACCTGCCGGCTGCACGGCATCGATCCGTACACCTACCTCGTCGACGTCTTGCAGCGTGTGGGCGAACACCCGGCATCGCGCGTGGCCGAACTCACGCCGCGGCTGTGGAAGCAGCACTTCGCTGCAGACCCCATGCGCTCGGACCTCTACAAGACGGACCGGTAGTCGGTCAAGGACGCCGTCGGCTTACCGGTTACATCCTGTGAGCCTGCTGAAGGGCGGCGGCGGATTGAGCACCACGCCCCACGCCATAGCGGCCTGCACCTGCTCGAGCCGCTCCATTTCACCGGCGGCAGCATCCACGCCGGCCCATCGTCGCCGACCTCGATTGGCGCGTCCGGGTCCACCCCTCTCAGTCTGCATAACTCGCGTGCGGCTGCCTCGCGCCGGGTGTCGGTCAGCATGGCGTGAAGTCCCTCGGGACCGGGATGCGGATCTTAGGTTCCTTGTGCACCCACCCGATGCGCTTGTGGAACCGAATCGGCCGTGGGCGTGTAGGCTGGCTGATCAGGATGCCGGTCGGCACGGGTGCTCGGGCGGCTTCCCCCACCCATTAGCAGGGGGTTCGGCGAACTTGGCCCGTATGGCCGCGGCGGCCCGGGGATCGACCAGCTTCGCGCACTCGTCCGCCACCCCGGCGATCAGTCGGGAAAGCCGTTCATCGAGCAGCGCGGTGCCCGCATGCTCGATCACTCGGAAGCCTGCCGCTCGCGCGAGATGGGTGCGCAGCTCATTGTCGGTCGCCATAGCCTTCCTCCTCACATCTGGCCCACCATTGTGCCGTCTGGCGCCACAAACCGCGCGCCGCGGTCGTCGCGGCTCGCGATGCGCCGCTTGCCACGGCCTCGGGTCATGGTTTGCTACGCCACGTAGGCGCGCATCGCGGCGATAAGAGGTGTGCGCCCACGAACTATGTGGTCCGGGCTTCGGTGCAGGAAGGCCGCCCAGTGGCCCTTCGTGTAGGCAAGGCAGATCTGCTGGTTTTCGATGATCGGACCTCCGTGAGCCCAACTCACCGACGGGCGAAAGGACTCCCACCGACCGGAGTCAACCGCGATAGTTGGCCTGCCTGCGTCGGACAGCCTGACGTCCAGGGCGCCGCTCGCGATCTCGGCGCGGGCGACCGCGGTGTCGAGTTCCGAGCCGTCTAGGCCGTCGGTCTCAACCATGACCGCTCTCCTCGATCAGCAGTGGAAGTACTTGCTCCAAAGCACGCGGCAGCGCGAGGGCCAGCAGACGGGACGCGCGCATGGTGTCTCCTCAGTGCTTGTCCTTTTCGGATGCCGGTCGACACGCCGTCGATGGCCCACTCGTAGTCATCCGGGTCCATCGACAGTTGGATGATGATCGGCGCGAGTGTCCGCGTCGCCCAGGCACGTGGTTGCGTAGGTCTCATTGCAGCCATGTGAGCCAATAGATGACAACGGAAACTGCTAGGTTGACTAGTATCGCTTCCTTGAATGCGTATGAATAGGTGCTCCTCTTGTTCCTGACACAGCAATAGGCGTACAACAGACACCCAGGCAGGCCATACGAGAACCACGTAACAGTCAGCCGTCGTGCTTCGCTCTCTCGGTGCCACTCAAAACCTGCGGCGGAATAGACCTCTCGAGTATTTTTGTCTCGCCAGCGGTCGGGAACTTCGTGTCTGCTTCTTCCGCCCGGCCATTCCTCCTCGGAATGCCACTGAAGCAGCTCGTGCTTGCTCTCATCGTAGGACTCGTTTGGCAGCCAACGATACGACAGAAAACCAGTGGCGACCGGAGCGAGAACATAAAGTGCCCAAAACGCACACGCGATTAATCGGTAGAGTTGGTTGGACATGGGACAATAAGAGCACAAACGTCCTAATCGACTCGAGCTATATGCCTTTTCGACGTATTCTCACGTTCCAGCTTTCCTTCGCGCATGAGGATGCCAATGATGCTGTACGACAGATAGTCCTTTGATCCACCACCGTAGTCGCTGCGGAGGCCGAGGAGACTGGCAGCATCGGAATTCGTGATCCCCTTGGGGTTCACCTTTGCGAACTCGAGGATGGCTTCCTTCAACAGCGTAAGTCCCACCTGCGCCTTCTCTCTGACACCTGACGGCAACACCACCGTCGCGCGCAACTTGGTGGAAAGTCCCGATGGAAGAACCGTGTTGGTTAGCAGCCCACCGGTATCCACCGTCCCAAGGGCAGCGATCAGCTCCGCTTCAAGTTTGATCGCTTGCGTCTCGGTCAATGAGTCGACCAAACGGGTGACGAGCACCTTGCTGCCGCCTGCGATGATTTCTTGAATGCGAGCCCCCTTTCGAGTCGTGTCGGGCTTCACCAAGTGATCGAATGATCGTGTACCGGTACCCTTCCCAACATAAAAGGGAAGCGCGGGGGAATGGCGCGGATCCTTGAGGGCGTAAACGTAGAATGTGTTGTCGAGGGACAAGATCTGCTCCAGCAACGTCCGTCGTCGTGTGGCCACGCGCTCTATTCTGACGCAGGCTGGCCGCATTGGTGGTTCGCCGTAGCGGCGCATGCATCACGCCAGCTCCAAATCCCACGGACAGATGGATGTATCCGGTAGCGGCACCAACGCGGGCCAGCGCACCATGCGGATGACCAGCGCAACCGTGGACACGTGCGCCGGCCACCACAGCGCCTTTCGCTCTTCCTCGCTAAGGCGGCTGCCGTGGTCGAGTTCGCGGTGGCAGCACCAGCACAGCGCCGCGATGCGGTTGTCGTCGGCCTTGATCGCGCCGCCCTTGTGGTGCGGGTGCCAGTTCGAGTGAGCTGCGCACACGCCCGCGTCCGGGCCGCGCGCGCCGCAATGCTGACACGGCAGCAGGCGGCAGGCCTCGAGCAGCGCGGGCGAGCGCACGTAGTCGTGCTTGGGCTGCGGGTTGAACGTGAACCGCATCGTGATGACCCGTCGCGGCGGCGGATCGGCCGGCAGCACGAGTGCCTGGCGCTCGCGCACCGGAGCGAACTCGGTGTCGCGCGGCGGCCGGCAGCGCAGGTGCGAGCGCGAGCGGAGCGGAGCGCTGCGCTTCATGCCGACAGCACCAGCACCCAGGCGGCGAGGATGCAGAGCATCCCGAACGCACGACAAGGCGTGTCCCAGTCGCCCCACACCCACACGCGATACCACTTCCCCATCGCGCGCACGTAGAGGCCCGGGTCCCGGTTGAGCTTCGGGGAGCGGAGGCAGAAGCGGCTCATAGCGTGCAGCCCTCGTGCATGCGACGCTTCGCTTCAACGTAAGCGGCGTGGGCATCCTCTGCTCGGTCGAATGTCCCAAGGTGGTGTCGCACGCCTCCCACCTTGATGCGCGCGATGAACTTGTCGCGGTTCGGAATGGCACCGATCAGACCCGTCGCGCTATCGATACGCGCTCGGCGTTTGTTCTGCGCATTGACCGCCGTCGGCACGTCGCGCAGGTTCCACCACCTGTTGTTCGACGGGTCTGTGTCGCGGTGATCGACTTCGTACTGCGGCCACTCGCCCGTGACCCACAGCCACACGAGCACGTGCTCCATGTACGCCGTGCCCTCGACACCGATCAGGCGGTAGCCCTTTTCGGTCTGATGGCCAGCCATGTCGCCGACGTGCTGCCGCCCACGTTGAACCCGCCACGAGAAGCGGCCGATCACTGGGTGGTAGGCGAGCAGCTCGCGCAGCCTCTCCGCGGTCAGTTCACGCCGCTTCTTTCGCATGCTCTTCCTCCCTCACCTGAGACCGCACCGGCGTTGGCTTCCTTGGTTTGCGCCTCCACCGCACAGACTCACGTTCTTGTTGATCGAAGACGAACTCGACGCCCAGGTCGGTCGTCGCGGTGGCGATGATCTGGTCGAGGTACTCCGACATCTGCTTGACGCTGAGGTCGGTCGTGGAGCGAAGGCGGCGGTACACCTGCGGGCGCTTGCGGCCGGCGACCGGCACCTTCACCACCTCGTAGCCAAGCAGCTCGCGCTTGAACGCCTCGTGCCACCCGAGCGGCGCGTAGCGCGTGCCGTTGGCCATGGCCTGCTCGCTGATCTGGCGCAGCACCGGACCCCAATAGAACCGGTTCTGCTTGAGCGTCCGATCCACGACGTCCGGGCCGATGACGATGCGCAGCCGGCGCTGCAGGACCTCGCCGGTGTCCGTGTCCACGACCTCGATGTCGTCGGGCGCGAAGCAGCGGCTCTTGGCGTACTCGAAGGCGCGGACCATCGCCTCGCGCATCGACGCGGGCGTGGCTACCGGGTACAGCAGGAGGTCGGTCTCGTGGACCTGGATGAGCATGCGGGCGGCGCTCACCAGCACCTCCCGCACGTGGCGAGCCAGCGCAAGCAGCCGCGGCACACGCTGCCCACCCAGAACACGATCAGCCCGAGCGCGAGCGTAATGCCCAGGCCGGCGAGCTGCAGGTCGCCCAGCGCGCACAGATCGTCGTCGTCGCGGAAGGTCTTCATGCGCTCTTTCCCAGGCGCCTCATGGGCGGCAGAGCGTCGAGCGGCGTGATGGCGATGCGTCCGGTCTCGGTGCCGGTCTTGAGCACGCCCTGAGCGCGCATGGCGTCCCCGACGAGCATCGGCGGGGCAACGGACTTGCCGGTGAGCGCGTTCGCCTGCTCGTGCGCGCCGGTCAAGCGCGGCGGGTACGGCATGTCGGGCCGGCGCGCGTAGGCCCGGTACGTCTCGGTGAACCGGCGCTGCAGGTGCGGCAGCTCGTCGGTGTTCGAGCGGCAGAGCTTCACCCACCCGCCCATGTCCTCGATCGTCGCGTGGATCGCGCCGTCGTCGAACACGACCGACTGGTAGGCGCCGACGCGCTGGATCGCGTCTAGCACCTTGCCCCAGGCGATCAGGCTGCGGTCGGTCTGCGTGCCCTGCAGGTGCTTCACGATGTCGGCCGGCATCGGCGGGAACTGGCCGCGTTCCGGGTCCATCGCGTGCGCCGTGAGGGCCTTCGCCACCTGCTCGAAGTCGAACGGCTGGCAGGCCTGCCACCACACCGACAGCGCGAACTTGCTCGGCTCACGCCGGTAGAACGCCAGTGCGTCAGTCAGCAACTCGGCGAACTGGGCCTTCTCGGATGCCTTCATGCGGTTTCTCCCTGCTCGGCCAGCCACTCGGCGGCCACGCGCTTGCCGTCGGCTTCGAGGGCCTCCTGGCGGTTGAGCTTCTTTCCCGCCGTCTTGGGCGGAAGCGCTGCCGCGAGCCACTCGAGCGGCTGCAACGGCTTGGCCTTGATGCACTCGCGCAGCGCGTCGATGACGGCCGCGTCGTCGTGCTCTTTGCGCAACTTCCCGAGGAAGCTGCGGACGTGCTTCTCGTCGTTGCCGGCGGCGACGAGAAGGGGCACGCCGTAGCCGAAGATGATTTCGTCTGGGTCCGTGACCTTGGGCTTCGGCGGCGGCTTGCCGTCGCCCGCTCCGGTAGGAGCGGAATAAGAGTCTCCCTGTCCCTGTCCCTGTCCCTGTCCCTGTCCCTGTCCCTGTCCCTCTCCCTGTCCCTCTCCCTGTCCCTTGGAGGGCGTTTCCCCGGCTTGTCCGGTGCCCGTCCCTGTGATGTCCCTGGGGACAGGCAACCTTTGTCCCGAGGGACATCCAGCCGCAACCCATTCGTCGAACGTGGGACGCGGGATCTTTGTCCCGTGCCTGTCGTTGTGCTTCTTGACGCGACCGCACTCGGTTCGCCAGCGCTGGTCGCGCTTCGACTCCCATGCCTCCCGCACCTTCTCGGCGACGACCGGGTGATACAGGCGACCGTCGTCGCACTTGACCCAGCCGCGCAGCACGTCGTCCTTGAGCTTGGCCCACTTCGACGGATCGCACATTGCGAGGTCGGCCAGTACGTCGTCGTCATCCTCCAGTGACCCGGCCGGCGTGTCGTGCCAGCTCGCCGTCCAGAGGTTGATCATGTAGAAGGCCAGCGCCGGGTTTCGCTTGCAGATGAGCCATGCTTTCGATCGACGAAGGCGTGCCACCTCAAGCGGCATGAACGAGAAGTCCGTCAGATCGCTATCTGGCGGCGTGAGCGGAGCTGTCACGAGCGCGCCCTCGCCGACCTGACGGACACCTCCGTCCGATAGTTGCCCATGGCCAGCGGCGGAATGGACCACTGCTCGACGGTGAGCACGAGTCCCAGGCGATCGGCAGCGGCGACGAGCGCCCTCGCAGCGGCGAGCACCGATGCCTCGTTGGTGAGCGCGTCGGGGTTGGCGAAGAGCGTGCCGATTTCGGCGTCGGTGAGGCACTTCATGCCGCACCCCACGGCAGCGTATGAATCTCGCACGCCATGACCGCCGGCATGCCGAGGTCCAGTGCAAGGCGCTGTTCGATGCGCGCGCCGCGCGAGTCCTGCCATCCAGGCAGAAGCGCGACGGCATCGCACGTGACGAGCTGCGCGACGGCGAGGCGCATGTAGCCCTCCCACGTGTCGCAAGGCGGCGCCTTGTTCTCGGCCGGGTTCTCGACGTGGTAGCCGATCGCACGCAGGCGCGCGGCCTCGGCGTGGAATGCGGGGAAGTTGAACGCCGGCAGCCCCGTCATCGGGCCGGCGAGATAGAGGCGCCGCTTCATGCCTTCGGCCCGGCGTGGTACACGGGCTTGGGCGAGCCGTTCGAGCTGGCCGCCGGATAGAACAGCCCCTCGCAGCGTGCGATGAATCCGCGCGTGACGGCCATCCGCGTCACCTGCCCCCAGGCGCGCAGGTCCGGCGGGACAGGCAACTTGCTCTCGAACGCCATGCGCGCGAGTTCGACGGTGAACATCGCGCCGTGCTGCCGGGCGTACTTGCGAAGCTCTTCGCAGGCGCGCTCGCACCATCCGTCGTTGGCGTTCTCGGCGCTCGTGGTGGCGCGCTCGATGCCGTAGTCGGCGCGGGCCCGGGCGTGATCCATGCGCGCGCGGCGCGGCGCCTTGCCGATCAGGTCGAGCTGCTGCATGCGCCCTCCTTCGTCGGCTCGGCGGGCAGCAGGCTCGCGACATACGCCTTGAAGGCGCACTTGCCCGCGAGCGTCATCTCGTGCGCGTGCTTGGCTGTGCAGTCGCGACAGAACTGGTAGTGAGGGTTGTACTTGCCGTCGATGAACGGCCGGGCCGTGTTGCGGCCATCCACCCTCACGGGCTTCTTGCCAACGAAAGCCTGCTCGGCGCTGATCAGGTGCTCGACCCACACGTCGCGAGTGGAGAAGCACTGGGGCGCCGGCGGCGCGACGATGCGGATGAACTTGGCGTTCACGTCGAGGCCTCCTGTTCCGGGTTCTGTACGGATTTCGTTCCGGCTCCGTGCGCCATGCGCAATGCGCTCTCGCGCATCCTCAGCACCGCGTCGTAGCCATAGCAACGGACCAGCACCATGTCGAGCAAGAACTCCGACTCCGAGCCGAACCCCAAGGAGCGCCACAGGCGCGTGAAGTCCTCCTTCACGACGTCTGGGCAACTGCACTTGATGACGGATGTCGCCTTCCCCATCGTTGGCGGCAATCCGGTGGATCGGGACATGCAGAGGTGGGCTTCTCGTTCGGTGTCTTCCATGCTCATTCGAGCTCGTCGTCTTGCGGTCTCGGACTACCTGGGTTGGATCGCCGAACTGCAGCAAGTCCCCAACGAGCTGCAGAACGGGGCGGGATCGCGGTGAGGCTCAGGGCGCCGGAGAGGCCGCTGCGGGCGTCCTCTTTCGCCGCGTCGGCGGCGGCTCCGGCCAGTAGTCGCGCCAGTCGTGAGGGCGCAGCTTGCGAACGCTGATGCCGGTCACGGCCTCGAACGCCTTGCAGCGGTTCGGCGGGACGCCGCGCGTGCGCCAGTTCGAGACCGTCTGGATGGTCTCGCCCAAGCCTTCGGCGATCAGCGAGATGGCGCCGGCCGCCCTGCCACCCATGGCGGACACCGCTTCGTCGAAGGCGGATTCGTATGACATACCCGACATAGTAAACGTGCCGTGTAGTTTAAGTCAACACAGCGTTTTAAGGGGCGCGCAGATTCCCGCCATGGACTCCGCGTGGGATCGAATCGAGCGCGAGCTGGCCCGGCGCAAGAAGGGCTTGCAGTGGCTCGCGGATCAGATGACCTACACCCTGCAGCGGGTGCAAAACTGGAAGACCCGTGGCGTGCCCAAGAGCGCGTACCCCGACGTTGCGGCCGCGTTCGGCGAGAGCATCGATTGGGTTGCCGGCGTTGCCGAGCCGAAGTGGCGCGGCGGCGGGGTGCCTGCCGAGCACTGGCGCGCTGTGGCCGACGAGGTTGCGACACAGCTCGACGCGCAGGGGGCGCTCGTGCAGGCGCGAGTGTTCCTCGAAACGGTGGACCTCATGGCCGAAGCGATCCAGCCGGACACGCAGCCCGAGGAGCGTGCCGCGACCGTCACGCGACACCTGCGACTGATTGCACGCAGATAGGGGGTTGCGCAGGGCCTATCCCTGGACTGCGCGCGTGCGTCAGGTGATAGTCAGCGTCCCCCCAACAACACCACGAGTCGGATCTTGCAGATATGCCTCTCATCGTCGAGGGTTCCCGCAACGTCGCCGCACGCGGCGACATCCACGTGCACCAGTACTACTACCCTCGAAGCCAGCGAAGCACCGCGCGCGCGCTGCTCGCCGTCGCGATCACTCTCGTTGCCACCACGTCCTTGTTTTTGCTCGCTGTCCATACGGACCCGCCGGACACGACGGTCGAATGCCTGGCATGGCTCGCATGCAGCGTTTCGGTCATCGTGCTCGGGCTGATTGCCTGCAGCGACCTCACCAAGACCAACCATGGATTCTTCGAGAACACCTAGCGATCGCCTGAAAGCGAGTGTCCAAAAGCTGCTCGAGACGGCGCAGCCGAAGACACAGCAGCCGAGCACGACGCCGGCGGTCCACATCGCCGGCGACGGCAACGCCGTGTCATTTGGCGACCTCACCGTGCACCACCACTCGCCGACGAAGCCGGCGCTACGACCGAGGAGGAAATGAAAGTATGCGAACGCTCATCGCAACCCTTGCCGCGCTCGCGCTGGCTGGCTGCGCGGCGCAGGTCACCAGCGCCACCCCACGCGGCGTCATCATCGACGCGGGCGCGAGATTGCGCCCAGGCCTCGCTGGGATCTCGTCGGCGGAGGCGCAGCGGATGGCCGACGCCGAATGCGGGAAGCACGGGCGATTCGCCTCGATGAAGGCGCGGCCCGACCCCACATCGAACGAGTACGTGTTCGACTGCGTGCAGTAAGTCGGACACCACCCGCCGCGGGAGCGGCGGGTTTCTCCCTACATGCCAATTCCACGGCATGTTGACATTAGGTAAACGTGCCGTTTACCATGCGCTCCACACACACCGGAGCGCATTCATGCAAACCGACCCCTACGAACTGGCCCAGCTCGACCGCGAAGCAACGCGGCGCATCGAGCGCGAGGCGTTCATCTCCGCGCACGCCGAGTACACCACCCCGGTCGTGCTCACCGCCGCCGAGTGCGAGGCAATGGACGACGTGATGGAGTGGGCGCCGTGAAGCGCACCGCTCGGGCTGTCGTCGACGCGCTGGCCGGCGTCGCCATCTTCGTGTGCGCTCTGGCGATGGGGGACCTGTCGTGAACGCCGCATCGACGGCGCGGCGGGTCACGCTTCCGGCCCGCGAGCAACACGATGGCTTCGACACCATCACGGTCACGCTGCCATGGGTCTGCCTGCACTGTGGCGGCCCGCGTGGCGAGCCCTACGACACGATCAGCTACGACGGCAGCCGTCGTCTCGCGTGCCACGGGTGGGTCAACCCCTGCGGTCACGTCGAGAAGTACAGCGCCGTGCGTTGCGCCCTGGTCGCCTCCGGGGGTGCGTCATGAGCACGCGCGACCGCATCGGCGGCGTGCTGCTCGCCATCGTCATCGGGTTGGTGGGGGCGCTGGTCCTCGCCGACTCCCTGCATGTGGTGGCGCGCTGATGGCTGCCGCTCTCATCCCCACCCGCCGCCCGCTGCACGTGCGCCTGCGTGCCCAACTGCGCGTGCTCAAGCTGCGCTTCCTCATCCGCGAGGCCGAGAAGGACCTCGCGCACCACAGGGCCGAGTGGGCTCGCGCCCAGGCCCACATGCCCCAGCAGATCGGCGTCGACGAGCAGCACGTGGCCTCGCTCGCCAAGCAGCTCCACCGCGCGATTCACGACCTCTGACTTCTCTTTGTTCGAAAGGAACGACATGACTGTCGAAGTCATCGACATGGATACGGCTCTCTCCAAGCCATTGATGGAGCCCGCGCCGGCCGCGCTGCCGGCTGTGCAGCACACCGGCACCGTCGCCCAGTTGCGCACCCGCGACGACATGCTGTTCGCGGCGCTCGATCGCGGGTTCACGCCCGAGCAGATCGAAAAGATGATGGACCTGCGCGACCGGCAAGACCGCTTCGAGGCGCAGAAGGCCTACAGCGAGGCGATGGCCGCATTCAAGGCCGATCCGCCCGTCATCGTGAAGGACAAGGCGGTCGGGTTCGACAGCCGCGACGGCGAGTCGCGCACCGAGTACATGCACGCGACGCACTTCAACGTGACGCAGACCATCGCTGCGGCGCTGGCCAAGCACGGGCTCAGTCACTCGTGGTCGTCCACCCAGGGTGACGGCAAGATCACCGTCGCCTGCACGATCAAGCATCGGCTCGGACACAGCGACTCGACGTCGATGACCGCGCCCTACGATGCGTCCGGCAAGAAGAACGCCATCCAGGCGATCGGCAGCGCGAAGACGTACCTCGAACGCTACACGCTGCTCGGCATCACGGGCCTGTCCACGCAAGACCTGCCCGACGACGACGGTGCCGGCGCAGGCGACGAGAGCAAGGCCGGGCCGATCACCGAGCAGATTCTCGAGGGCCTGCTCGCCGACTTGAAGCTCACGACGACCGACGCGGCCGCAGCGGCGTTGTGGGCAACCGGCTCGAAGGTGCTCGCCGCCAGCGGCCGCAAGGAGGCCTACGAAGAGTTCAAGCAGCACGTGCTCGCCCATCGCCGCGAACTGAAAGAGGCGGGCCGCAAATGATCGTCCACCGCGTCAAGCAAGGCTCGATCGAATGGCACATGGCGCGGGCCGGCGTCATCACGGCGAGCATGTTCCACCTGACCCGCGCGTCGGCGAAGCTCAAGACCGGCGCGAACAAGGGCGACTACAACGACAAGGCCAAGAACCTCGCGTTCCGCCTGGCGTGCGAGCGCATCGCCAAGGCGCCGATCGAAGGCGACGACTACATCGGCTGGCAGGCCGAGCGCGGCATCGCCCTCGAGCCCAAGGCGCGCATGGAGCACGAGCTGCGACACGACGTGCTGGTCGAGGAAGTGGGCTTCGTGACCACCGACGACGGCCGCTTTGGCGCCAGCGCTGACGGCTTCATCGGCGACGACGAGGGGTGCGAGTACAAGTGCTTTCTCGCGCCGGAGAAGCTCAAGGCGGTCTACCTCACCGGCGACGTGTCCGACGTCATCGACCAGTGCGACGGTGGCATGTGGCTCACGCACCGCAAGGTGTGGAACTTCGGGCTGTACTGCCCTGCCCTGGCTCCGGTCGGGCTGGATTTCGTGCTCCCCCGCA